GCGTCTTTGAACATCTGAAGGCGATCTCCAGTATCATTAACAAATCGGCGCACGAAACCGACCTTCTTCGGTGCAGTCAAGATGTTCCTCGATCCAAGAGGAATTCTCTTACGCGGCTGCTCGCTTTTAACACTCTCTGTATTTTTTGTCTGCTCTGTCATAACATAATCCTCTTATTGTTCTTGCATACTTGCAATATCTTTAATGTATTGTTCTTCGGACATTATGCCACCGCTAACAAATTGATTCATAATACTAACTTGATCAGGCGTCAGATCAGCTTTGCTGAAACTAGTTGAAGCACCCTTATTGTTGGAGCCTTTATCAACTGGAGAGACAGGTCCGATTGGCTTCTTTACTTCAGTAGTAGTTGTTGCCGTTTTAGTAGATGCAAACTTTTCTGGAAAAACTTCCTGAACTTTCTGCCTTACTAATGCATAAATCCTTGGCAGTGGAGCACCTACATAATTCTGTGCCACACTATCAGCGAACTGTGCCATCTCATTGTCGTCTAAGTACCATTGGTTATCCTGAATCCATTCATCATAAACAGGATTTTCAGTGGCACCAGCATCAGACTTCCCTGTATTCATTTTGGGTGCCACAAGATCATTTTTCTTTGCTTCGATCTGTGCATCCAGTTCTTCTACTTTATCAACATCAGCAAGTTCAATTGCAGACTTGCGTTCCTTCTTAAGAGTTTCTATTTCAGCAGTTAGCTTTTTAACTTCAGTCTGATAGACTTTCTCATTATGCTCTTTCAATGCATTTACAGAGGCCTGAACAGCACTAAGATTTTCCTTTAAATCTTTGTTGTGCTTACTCATTGCCTTCTGAATGTCTTTCGACCTCAGAATGTACGTGACTGCATCAACTGCATCTTCACCTACATGATCAGCACGCCAACCAAGTTGTGCAGCAAGTTCTTCTACAGAAGGAGCAATCTTAGTTTGATCAGAATCAGCATTACCATTATGGGTTTTAGTTTGATTGGAAGATTGATCATCATCAGATTTAGCTGCTACAACAGACTTGCCAGTATCATTACTGGAATCTGTTGTTTCTGTAGAAGAACCATCATTACTCTCTGCTGCATTAATTATATCGTCTACAAATTCTTCTGCCATAATAACACCTATTTAAAAGAGTAACCGAGCTAAAACATCATTGTCATTAATCAATACATAAGATTCGTCATCCTTCCCGCTCATGGATACACCTGCATAACGGGAGTAACTAATCTTATCGCCGACTTCTGCCCAGGCAATACCATCATCAATGTCTTTCCAGGCAGTAGGGCCGATGGCAATCAAAGTTCCAACTGTTGCAGCTTGCTGTTCCTTTTCCAGAGTTGTTTGTGGCAAATAGATTCCGCCCTTAGTCTTTTCTTCAACCTTCTCAGGAAGTACCAACAAATGTCCGCCAGTCGGTAAAATACCAGATTGATTAATAGCCATAATGTTTGTGCTCATAATTATTACCCTTTTAAATAATTGTTCTTATTAATATCCGCTACGCTCGTCAACATCGTTCTCTACAGAATCACCTTCAAATGAAATATTGAGAAGCTGATCCAGGCCGTTTATTTGGCCAACTAATTTATTAGTAAGTCCATGCGTTTCATCAGCAGAATAGCTAATGCTGCTTCCATTTATAATCTGCTCAACTATTGCCTGTCTGGATTTCTTAAGCTCAGCAAAGATCTCTTTCGTTACTGGATGGTTTTTCCACTCTTGGAATTGTTCACTGGTTAGCATAAGAATTACTCCTTGAAACTTCTTATTCTAACTATCAATATTGAATTATATTCAAGCATCGTTTCAAGTTGACAATTAAGATGATGTAGATCTTTTTCATCTAATAGCATTACTTTTTCAAAGTCTGTAAGAAAAGTAACTAATTTAACAATCTTATCACTGAGTTCTTTCTGCTCAACTAAAACTCTTTCTTGATAATCTTCCATCTGAGTTCTCCTCAATTCTGATTAACTTTCTCCAACTCTTTCTTTCGATTATTTGCAGCAGTTGTTACATTTCCAGCATAAAAAACATTCTTGTCGGAAGTATCATTCTTGTTCTTGCCTAAACCAAGTGCACGTAAAAAAGAAAATGTACCTTTCTTCTTTTTACTTAATTCATCCATATTATTCTCCCTAACTATATTCACGTTCAACCGTACTTTCTTTTAATCCACCAGGAGCCTTACCAAGACTTTGCTGAGATCTTCCAAGTTCTAACTGCCCAGAGATTTGCTTATCCTTAAGAGCTAATTCGGTAAAATCATTGTCCATGTCTGCAATTGTCTTCTCTTGCTCAAGTTGTGCTTTTGGAACTTCTACCAGAATCTTCTGAGTTTCTGCATTCAACTTAGCGATCTTCGCATTCAATTCTAAAATCTCAGCCTGAAGTTTCTGCAGAGACAGTTGTTCAGTCGGATCATCCTGGTCTTCTGCAGGAAAGAACTTCTCAATATCTTCGATATCAAGTGCAAGTAAGTATTGCCTTAATATTTCCTGATCATTTAATCCTTGGCCTCGTAGATCTAGCATGGCCTTTGCCTTGAGAAGCCGCTGCATCATTGTTGTGCTGTTCGGATCACTAACCGGAACAACATCGAAATCTGCACTAGAGAAGTCAGCCTGAACAATTGCGTTACTATCATCCAGGACAACACTATAAGTCATCTGGTCAAGATAAAGAGCATTCAACCGTCTTAACTTAATGAACTCTTTATATTGGCTACGATAAAGTCTCTTATGAATGGCACTATAGACTTGTAATCCTTGTTCAATAAGTGCGAGAACAGATTCAGCCGGAACATTTGCGCCTGGAGAATTACCAGCAAGAATCTCTGTCATGCCGGCAAGTTCTTTGCCACTCTCGATTAACAATCCGAGCAATTGGAAAAGAACATTACTTGGCTCACGCACTGGCATGGGGAAGATATTCTTCCGCAGATCATCGCCTGTAGCATCTACTGGCTTCCACTCGCCTGACTTGACCTGAATTGATTTGCCCCTGCCGAGCTTAAGACCTCTCCCCAGGAAGCCAGACTGCCTGTTCGAAAGCGTACCAGCATCTAGCAACTGATTAATAACTGTGTTTATGGCTGAGTTGCTGCTCATCAAAAGTGAGCCAAACCCCATACCATAAAATCCGCCATCAATTGCAGGCATAAAAATAAAGCGAGTAAAGTACTGTTCAGGAATAATCTTAACAATCGGTCCGTCTGGATCAGTTACTCCGCTCTCATCAGACTTACGAATAATCCCATCTGTGGCAAACCTAGGCGAGATGCGAACTAACTTCTGTGATTGCTCATGAACAGTTATTACATACGGCTCTTGATAACCATCACCATCCAGGTCGTACCAACGATGTTGTTCAAGGAACAAATGTGGAGTGTCTTCATCTACATCGGCAGTCTTATCGCTAGTTGCTTGCCCAAGTTCTGCTACATCAAACTTGATAAAGATCCCAGAATTGATACGTTCAACAATTTCGTTATGGTACAAATAGATTCTATGAGTTACTCGTGGAGCCCTCTCCAGTGATTCGGCAAAGTAATTTACAACCAAATCATCAGCGAAGACTATCTGAGATACAGACTTCCGTTCAATCGAATCGAAATAACTCTTTTTGAACACACAACCGATTGCAGGCAACGTAAAGAGTAACTGATCAACGCCTTCTTCCCAATCTTCCATTAGTGACAGAAGCTGGAAAGACATAAACTGAGAAATTCGTTGAGCTTTATCAAACTTAACGTTGTCAGGATCAGCACCAACTACCTTACCTTTTACGACTTCATTGCCTTTGATAAGCTCAGGATATGCGCGAGCTGCAAACTGGATGCAAGCATTAATGATTAAAGGGTACTTAACATTTGCAACAACTTCGCCTGCATAGACTTTCTTCTTTACTAAGAGCTTAGCCAGGTCGATGATCTGAATATTAAGGGCTCCCCACTCTGTACGACTAGCTAGATCGAGCTTATAACCTTCAAGTACCTTAGTGGTAATATCTGCTAAGATTTCCTTATTTTGTTTGTCTGCCAGATTGGTGATAAGTACAACTGCTTCAGCACGAAGGGCTTCTTTCTCGATAAGAGCAGTTGTGAGTGAGTCAACTTGCACTGGTGCTATAATATCTTCGATAGGTTCTTCAGTTGCCCAAAAAGGAACTTGACCACTTAAGCTGGCTTGTTCGTCATCAGGAAGATTAGTACCGGTATTTAAAGTGGAGTTTGTTCGTGTAGGCAGCTTCGCTGCTTGGCCAGCTATAATCGCATTCGCCATCGGAGTCGCAGGATTGCCAGGATCAACAAGTTCCTCTACAGGAAATTCAAAACCATTATTAGCCATTTAGTATCCTGTAACCAGACTTGCTTCCTGGTGATTGTAGAGTTCGCTTTCTTCCCACGCCTGAAATTCCCAATAAGGTTTCGCGATTGCGCGCTTGAGTCCAGACATAATCAAGTATCGAGTGCAGTCCATAAGATGATCCCGGTCTTTAACTATCTGACCGTTCTCATCCCTGCGATAGATACGAAACTCTGAGAACCAATTAACCAGTGAACCAAACACCTTTAAGCGATTGGTACTAAGCATTTGCCATACAGCATACAGGCCAGCCTCGATTGATTTGTTAGCATTCTCAAGATCAAGTCCTAAACCAAAGTATTGTTCAAAAAGTTGCTTTCCGTCATCTTGACTGCGGCCATGTGCAGCTGAATCCACCACGCCTGGAATCCATACACCGCGAGCACGAATGGCATCCGCATGGATCAATGGCAACTGTTGGCCTTGGTAATATTCGGAATACAAATAAGTTATGTTGCTGGTAGGATCTGTGGCTGCCCAAACAGTTGCAGTCTTCTTCCAGCCAACATCCAATGCATAGCAGCGGAGCCAATGATCTGGGATAGCAAAGTCAGCGACAGTAATATTAGATTCGAGGATTGGATAAATCGCACCAGACCCTAACTGTGGAACGCCTTTCGACCTGGCATCACGTTGATGTGGTGGAAGAGCTGCCCAGAGTTTATCTTTCTGTTCTTTAGTAAGGTGTGGCGCATCATCCCATGTTGCCTGGATTAAGAACTTACTACCTTCTTGATTATCTTCTATTTTGCCATTCGGCATGAACTGAAGAACAGTATCAGTTAGGCCTTCTAACGGAGTGAAGGTCAACATGATTAGACCATTCGTTGTCATGGTCCGAGTTATACATTCAGTATAGATTGGCAATGGACATTCTTCGTCCAGCCAGATTAGGTCTTGTTCTGTGCCTTCAAAAGACTTGCGACCTTCAGCATAAGACTTGATCTTAATACGAGATATGCCACCAGAGATATGCTTGACCAAGATCATATCGATGGCATTAGCAACTCCACCGGCCTTCGGGCTAGTTTTGATTATATATTTTTCTGGAATGAGTCCGGTACCATATTCCTCAGGATTGCCGATTAGTTTATATTGTACGATGTCTCTGGCAGTTGTGCTGGTCGTTCCACATGCCCAGATGGAAACTGGTTTAGTAAATCTCTTGCCAGTCCACCAAGCAGGATACCTGCCGGTTGCATGTAGAGTTGTTTCGTATGCACCAATTCCTTCCGACTTGCCGATTCGGTTTGCCGCCATGATGCAACGTTCAGAAAAGCTACTGCCTGCTGCAAAGAACTGCATGTGCTTAGGATAGTTATCTCGACTTAGTGGGCCGTCATCTGGATAATACTGAGTAATCTTATTTTGCTTGATCCGGATGTTCTTGGCTTGCAATAGTTTTAAATATTGCTCTTTGCGGTCTCTATCAAGGTGG